AAATTGATATTTTTAATGCTAGTAAGGGTAGTTTTCAAAACCCTTATGAGGCGTCTGTTTATTATATGTTGGCTGATGGAACCATTACTTTGGGTCCTAATCCAGAAGGCGGTGAAGTTGAGAATTTAGCTTTGCCGGCGTTGATGGCTATTGGGTCAGACACAACTGCTAAAACACCATTAGAGTCACGGATGAAAAGAGACGGCTTGACGTCACCCGCTTTAGAGCGGCAGCCGTATGTGCAGTAAGTGCAAAAAAATAAGACAAATTATTAAGAAAATCATCGGAAGGAGAAAAAAACGATGAACTTTGGAGGTAAAGAAAACCCACAGGCTTTTGGTCTTTGGGAGCGGCCGTTTATTGGCAAAGTAGTCAATAATGACGGCACAACAATTCCGCCTATTGGTCCAGTACAGGAGTTAAACTAATGAGAGTTACGGAAATGATACCAAATGCACCGATTACGGTGCAGAAAAGTATGCGAAAGGCGCGTGGACGTGTTCTCACGTCAGGCGATGCAGGTAAAATCCTGCCCTTGAAATACGAATGGTTACACCGCGAAGACGGTGTGCAAAGTGGCAAAATCCGTGTCAACGTTGAAATGATGGAAACAGCAGAAATGTTGATGAACGGAGTTGGTGTAACATGTTACGCTCACTTTGTGCCAATGTTGGCGTTTGACCGTTTTAACGGTTCAATGAATGAATTGAACGCAAGTTATAAAAAAGAAAATGGAGTTGCTGGTACAGTAGTTCCGTTTTTTGAAACAAATAAAGTTTGGACTGGAACGTCAGTCGGTGAATCAGCTGATGGTTCGGAGTTCGATACTGTTCCAAGTCATAACAGGTCTGATTTTTATCAGACATTGGGTATACATTTTGGTGGAGATGTAGTTCTCGGTGAGAATTTGAAATTAAATTCTACAGTAGTTGAAGCTTATAATGCGATTGTGAATCATCGTCGTAAAGCAAGGTCAAAATCATTGCCATTAAGAAACGCTTTTGATCATTCATTGGCAGAAGCATTTTGGATAAATAATGGTATGCAAAATATTGTACCGGATTTTGATCAAGCTTTGATAGATGGTGAGGTAAGTTTGCAAGGACTTACGTTTAAAGCGCCGGTATATTCTGAATATGCTTCGCGCGGTTCTGCAAGTGTTACTGGGGGAGGTGTTGAAAGCGGTTCTGATGGTTGGTCTCCAGCTGGAGCTAACCAAGATTCAACGTTTCCTCCTTATAATTCAACGATTTCACATCCTGATGGAACGGCAGCTGGTGCGTATTATTGGCAAAATGTTTGGGCAGAATTGACAGCTGGCGGTAATGCTACGATGTCATTAGCAGATATTGACCAGGCACGTAAAACTGCAAGTTTTGCAAAGTTGCGTCAAATGTATGATGGCATTGATGACGATTATTTGATTGATTTGTTGATGAGCGGAATTCGGGTACCCGAAGAGGCTATGAAGCAACCAATTTTGTTAGGCAAAAGCCGGCAAATGATTGGTTTTAATCAACGTTATGCAACAGACGCAGCTAATTTAGATGAAAGCGCAACAAACGGTTATGCAACATTAGATATGAGTATTCGTACGCCTGCAATGAATACGGGTGGCGTAATTATGATTACGGCGGAAATAGTGCCTGAGCAGTTGTGGGAACGTAAGAAAGATTATTTCTTATACACATCTGATCCAGATACCCTGCCCTCGTATTTACGAGATTTTTTAGATCCTCAAAAAGTGGCAGTTGTTACAAATGATCACGCTGATGTAAATCACGCAACGCCAGACGGTACGTTTGGTTATGCGCCGCTTAACCATGAATGGCAGCGGGATTTGGTGAATGTAGGCGGTAAATATTACCGACCGGCAAATGATGCGTTTGACGAAGATCGAGCAAAAATTTGGTCGGCAGAAGCAACAAACCCAACCCTGAACGAAGATTTCTATCTTTGTACAGGGTTACACAAGAAAGTGTTTGCGGATCAAACAGCAGACAGTTTTGAGATTACAGCAATGACAGACATGAACATTGTTGGAAACACGGTGTTTGGTGCAGGTCTGCAAGAGTCAGACGCATCCTCAGATTACGACGCGATTATAGCTGATGTAGACAGCACGCGAATCGACAAGTCGTAATTGGTAGGGGGGTGCCTCCCGCCCCCCTGCCCTTTTAACATGAAGGAAAAAACAGATGAAAACGTTCAAAAATGGTCCATTGGCCGATTGGAAACAGATAGAAGCGGGTCAAATGATCCCATTTTTATCGAGCAAGGCACGGCGCGTAAAATTTCAGATTGTAGCGAACAGCCCAATAGAGATATGGGCGGGTACAGACGACCAGCTATCAGATGGGGTTCTGATTGGAGCATCTAGCGACAAGGCTCAGGTTGAATATACGTGCGTAGGTAATTCATATGTAATGGTAAAAGCTGAGAAAAAATCAGCGGTATATATCAATGCACCTGACATCGATCAAACGGTGGAAGAAAGTGAAAAGCCAAGTTTCACAAGCATTGAGCCACGTGTCAGAAATAACACAGACGTGGACCGTATGATGCAGTTGTTGAAATACAACCAGCAACAGAACGAAGCAATGTTGGCCAAGGAGCGCGAAAATATGCGCGCAGAGATGGCAAAACGTTTTGCTGAGCAGCCAAAAGCGGAAACGGTAACAGAAGAGGCCCCAGCAGATGATTCAGGAGCTGAGACCACTTCTTAGGTTCTTAAGGGTGGTGCGGGCGTTAGACCGCATCAACCGCTTTAAAAATTCTAAGGATGAATTTGTAAGTAAAGACCACGTTGAAGCCGCAAGAACGCTTGCAACGACGAAATACAAATCAGTAACAAAAGCATATGATTTTGATGGTGTACATCCAGATATTATAGATTTTTGGAAGGCCATGGATAAGCATTGCAAAAAACGCAACATACCATTGTGGGCGTTTGAATTTGTACGGTCTAAGAAGCGTCAAGACGCATTGCAAGCAAAAGGTAGATCCAAAGCAAGGGGTGGGCAAAGTCCACACCAATATGGAATGGCCGTGGATATAGTTCACGCGTCAAGAGCTTGGAATCTAACTAAGAAAGAGTGGGG